GGTGGGGAGTGCGCGGCGGGGGGGGGGGGGGGGGGTTGTGGCCGGGGGGGGGGGGGGGGAACCGGGCCAGGGCAGTTCTTCGCGTGGATTTTGCGTGCGAGCCTGCGGCTGTGGGGCGGGCCGGCAGATTTGGCTGGCTTTGTGCGGATTTTGCGTGTGAGCTGGGGGAGCGCACGGCTATACCAGCTGGGAGCGCGCGGCTATACCAGCTGGGGGGACGCGCGGCTACAAAAACGCATTTGCTCACTCGGGACTTTGGGACCTGTATAAAGCGCTACCACAAGATAATGTTGTCTCTTGCAAACCAAAGCACAACATGTAGTGGCCGCGCCGTTATTCTCCCCATTTCCCGCGTGACCTCATTGTGCGTCTTTTTCGTGAAAGGACTGCCAGATGGACCCGCGTTTTGACTCTGCCAAAGCCGCAACCAACCACGGCGCCGCAGCAATGACTGCTGGGCAGCACTACGACGTCGACGCTATTGCCACTATCAACGAGTACCTAGACCGCAGCGACTGGCGCGTGAACGCCAACGCCAACCAGGGCTACTCGCTGGGCGGTCTGATCCTTAACTCTGCCGGCAAAATGGTGGCCAACTACTGGCTTGAGCACGTCTACACACCGGCCATTGGCAGCCCTCACCGTGAAGGCGACTACCACATCCACGACCTGGACATGTTTGCCGGCTACTGCGCTGGCTGGAGCCTAAAGCGCCTGCTTCAGGAGGGGTTCAACGGGGTGAGTGGGTCTATCGCTTCAGCCCCGCCCAAGCACTTCTCCTCAGCATGTGGGCAGATCGTTAACTTCCTGGGCACACTGCAAAACGAATGGGCCGGCGCGCAGGCCTTCAGCTCTTTTGACACCTACATGGCGCCTTTCGTGCGCAAGGATGACATGAGCTATGACCAGATCGTCCAGTGTATGCAGGAGCTGATCTACAACCTGAACGTGCCCAGCCGCTGGGGTAGCCAGTGCCCCTTCACCAACCTGACCTTCGACTGGACCTGCCCAGACGACCTGCGCGACGAGTACCCGCTAATCGGCGACGAACTCATGGACTTCACCTACGGCGACTTGCAGCCTGAAATGGACGTCATCAACAAGGCTTTCATTGAGGTTATGACTGCCGGTGATGCCGACGGGCGCGTATTTACCTTCCCGATCCCCACCTACAACATCACCCCTGATTTTGAGTGGGAGGGCGAGAACGTAGACGCCCTGTTCAACATGACTGCCAAGTACGGCCTGCCCTACTTCCAAAACTTCATTAACTCTGACCTGGACCCGCACATGATCCGCTCTATGTGCTGCCGCCTCCAGCTGGACCTGCGTGAGCTGTTAAAGCGTGGCAACGGCCTGTTTGGTTCAGCTGAGCTGACCGGCTCCATTGGGGTAGTTACTCTGAACATGGCGCGCCTGGGTTACTTGTTTAAGGGTGACGAGGCGGCGCTGGTGGCCCGCATGGATGAGCTGATCGACCTGGCCAGCCAGTCCCTGGAGATTAAGCGCGCCACCATCCAGTACCACATGGATCACGGCTTGTTCCCCTACTCCAAGCGCTACCTGGGTAGCTTGGACAACCACTTCTCCACCATTGGCGTTAACGGCATGAACGAGATGGTGCGTAACTTCTCCGACGACGCCTATGACCTAACCGACCCGCGCGGCTTTGAGATGTGCGTGCGCGTCTTAGACCACGTGCGTGAACGCATGGTGCAGTTGCAGGAGGCCACCGGTCACCTCTACAACCTGGAGGCCACCCCGGCTGAAGGCACCACCTACCGTTTCGCTAAAGAGGACCGCAAGCGTTTCCCCGGCATTATCCAGGCTGGAACTGAGGCTGAGCCCTACTACACCAACTCCTCGCAGCTGCCTGTGGGCTACACCGATGACCCCTTCCAGGCTTTGGAAGATCAGGAAGTGTTGCAGGGCAAGTACACCGGCGGTACGGTGCTGCACCTGTACATGGGGGAGCGGGTTTCTTCCGGCAAAGCTTGTAAAGAACTGGTGCGTCGTTCACTGACTGCTTTCAAGCTGCCTTACATCACTATCACGCCCACCTTCTCTATTTGCCCGGTGCACGGTTACCTGGCTGGCGAGCACTTCACTTGTGAGCGTTGCGCCGCCGCCCACCCTGAGCGTGAGCCCCAGGCTTGCGAGGTGTGGACCCGCGTCATGGGTTACTTCCGCCCGGTGCAGTCTTTCAACATTGGTAAGAAGGGCGAGTACCACGAGCGGCAGATGTTCGATGAGTCTAGCGCTGCTGGTCACGGCCAGTTACGTAGTGCTTTTGAGTTCGACGACGCCGGCGTGCGCACCCGCGAGGTAGTCACCTCCGAGATTTATGCCTGACGCAGCTGACTTACAGATAGCCGGGCTGGTACCCCTATCCACGGTGGACTGGCCCGGCAAACTGGCTGCCAGCATCTTTTTGCAGGGCTGCCCCTGGCGCTGCGTGTACTGTCAAAACCACGAAATTTTAGATCCCCGCACCCCGGGGAGTGTGCCCTGGTCGCAGGTGGTGGAGTTGCTGCAACGCCGACGCGGTCTGCTGGACGGCCTGGTTTTTTCCGGCGGCGAGGCCACCCGCCAGCCCGGTCTGCTTAACGCCGCCCAGGAGGTTAAGGCTCTGGGCTTTGCGGTGGGGCTGCACACTGCCGGTATTTATCCGGGTAATTTGGCCCGCTTACTTGCCGCCGACGCCGTCGACTGGGTGGGCCTGGACATTAAGGCCCTGCCCGGCCCGGACTACCAGCAGGTGGTGGCGCGCGGCAGCGGGGGAGAAAAGGCATGGCGTGCCCTGGAGCTGGTACTCAACGCGGGCGTGGATTACGAGGTGCGCCTGACGGTGTATCCCGGTTACCCCGGCGGGGTTGAGGGAGCGTTTAGGGTTGCTGCTTCTCTTCACGACGCCGGCGTGGCCAGTTTGGCCTTGCAAGTAGCGCGTAGTTTGGGGGCGCCTGAGGGTTTTATTTCCGACGGCGACAACTGGGGCGCGCAGGTGGAACAGTTGGAGGCACGTATTGGGCAGCTGGGCTTCGCTAGCTTCCTGCGCCGCTAAGGGCACTGTTACTTACGCGTGCTGGCGCACTGCTAGCTACGCGCTCTAGCTCATTCTTCTACTTACGTGCGCTGGCGTATCCCTGCTGCAAGTAAATTTATGGGCCGTCCCTTATAGGGGCGTCCCCGCAGTTGTTTTCTGTGTTGTGCCGAGTTTTCCACCCACCTCAGAGCGGTTCGGCAACCCCGCAGTTACGGGGTTGCTCTTGGGTGACAAGCGTTGCCGGTCACAATATTTTGGCCCGCGCCCGGCGCCTGTCAAACTGGTTGCCCCTAGCTTAAATTGCTCTTGGCCAGCCTAAACAGGTAATTCAGCCGGGCCTGGTTGGCTCTGAAATACAGCTTGTAAGTCATCAGGCTTAACGCAAAATTAGCTCTTTGTGGCTACCGTCACCCAAAATCGGGTTGCGAGGCTGTTGGGCGCTCGCTAAAGTTATACGAGTGCCTGCGGGACAGCAACGAAAACAAAAAATTCGTTAGATGTTCTGCTGGGTGCGTTGTTTGAGAACTCGATAGTGTGTCAAGTTTTTTATGTCTTGAATTCTTCTCCAACGAATGTGTTGTTTGTTGGGGGGTTTTTCTTGTTGATTTCTTTGTCAACTAATGTTTTTTGAGCTAGTTGTTTTCTGGTTCTTCAAGTTTTTTTGGAGAGTTTGATCCTGGCTCAGGACGAACGCTGGCGGCGTGCTTAACACATGCAAGTCGAACGAAAATACCAAGCTTGCTTGGTTGATTAGTGGCGAACGGGTGAGTAACACGTGAGTAACCTGCCCCTTACTTTCCTGGATAACTGCTCGAAAGGGTAGCTAATACGGGATATTCTGACCAGTCTGCATGGGTTGGTTTGGAAAGGTTGTTTTTCTGGTAAGGGATGGGCTCGCGGCCTATCAGCTTGTTGGTGGGGTGATGGCCTGCCCAGACTCCTACGGGAGGCAGCAGTGGGGAATATTGCACAATGGGCGCAAGCCTGATGCAGCGACGCCGCGTGAGGGATGAAGGCCTTCGGGTTGTAAACCTCTTTCGTCAGGGAACAAGGCACTGCTTTTGGTGGTGTTGAGGGTACCTGGATAAGAAGCGCCGGCTAACTACGTGCCAGCAGCCGCGGTAATACGTAGGGCGCAAGCGTTGTCCGGAATTATTGGGCGTAAAGAGCTCGTAGGCGGCTGGTCGCGTCTGTCGTGAAAACTTCCGGCTCAACCGGGGGCTTGCGGTGGGTACGGGCCGGCTAGAGTGCGGTAGGGGTAACTGGAACTCCTGGTGTAGCGGTGGAATGCGCAGATATCAGGAAGAACACCGATGGCGAAGGCAGGTTACTGGGCCGTTACTGACGCTGAGGAGCGAAAGCGTGGGGAGCGAACAGGATTAGATACCCTGGTAGTCCACGCCGTAAACGTTGGGCACTAGGTGTGAGGCTCCTTTCCGGGGGTTTTGCGCCGTAGCTAACGCATTAAGTGCCCCGCCTGGGGAGTACGGCCGCAAGGCTAAAACTCAAAGGAATTGACGGGGGCCCGCACAAGCGGCGGAGC